GTGTTCCAATTGTAGCTACATCTATTGTAAAGTTATTAGAATCTATGATATTTTGAATTTCAAATTCTTGCGCCATATCTGCATTAGTAATATTTACTACACTAACTCCAGATACTGTTGAGAATGTAACAAAGTCTCCAGCGATTGCACCATTAGATGTTGCAAGAACGTTTACAATGGTTGTTGCTGATGTGAATGTAAATACTGCGGGAATAGTAGTTGATAGAGGTGTGATGTCATAAAAGTTGTTATCGTAATAGGTATATAGTTTTCTATCTGTACCAATGATCGCTAATGAGTCACCAGCTAAATCTGTATATGTGTGAATATCTCTTGCAGCACCAATTAAATTAGTACCAACAGCAGGTTCCCAACCACCTATCTTTTCAGGAACACCGTACCTAAAACGCACGTTATCACAATCAACCCAACCACCTTCTGCGCCGTATTGAGTGTTTTGTTTATCTATTCCTGGTCTAAATTGTAGTTTATTTATTGGCATAATACTCTATTATACATGGTTATTTTATAAAAGCTAGAAAGCTTATACTTTAGATATACTTATATTCCATTCTAATTTAACAAGCAAATCTTCAAATTGAACAATCTTTATAGATTGTTTTCTAACATATTCATGAAGTTCTGGAACATCTATAATAACCCATTCTTTTTCAGTTTCAAATACTATTTTATCAGCTTTACTAGAAGTTGTTCCTTTTTTACCTAATTGATTATTAGGCATTTGAAACATAGGTCTTACATCAAATTTAAATTCTTGATTAGAGTTTTTCTTTAAAACTCCTGAAACGTTCCAATGTTCGTTATTTTTTTGCGTCTCTGTTGGCCAGATAATATTATTTAAATGAATAGAAAACTTTGTCTCTATATTCAACTACAATATAAGTTCAGTTAAAGATTTATTAACACCTATTGTACCTTTTATAAAAACATTAAAGGCAAGACTAATTCTGGTATTGTCTCCTTCTTTAGTTTCAACCATGTGAGTTAGAGAAGATGGAAACATTATAATATCACCTGTTTTAACTGGAAACCACCATGATTCAGAGTTCCATAAATTCCAAGTTTTAATTTCAGGTTTTATAGTTTTATAACCATACTTAAAAAATTTAATTTTATCTAATTCTTCATGACAATTAATATAAAAAACTCCAGATACTAGTGAATTAGGATGTTCGTGTTTATGATGAAATTGATTTGTTTCAGTATAATTCAACCAAGATTGAGTAATATAAGGTGTAACTGCGTCGGTTGGAGATATAACTTTTTCAAAATAATCTTTAACTCTTAAATCTAGTTCTTTCTTAATATTAGTAAAAGGTTTTTCATTAAGAATATAATTATTTTTTGATGTAATATTGCCATCATTTTTACAGAAATCTTTTTTATTTTTATCTACAAATTTTAATTCTAATGGAGTTAATTTTCTATCTAATTTAGACATATAGATAGGTGTTGGAAATATTCCATTAATTGTTGATTCAATCATTTTAGTTTATTTCTTATTTTTGTTGCTGATATTTCTTGTATTTCTTTTGGTAATACAATCTCTTCTATCTTATAACCTACGTCTCTACCATAACAAATATTTGTAATATTAGGAACTTTAATTACATCAAATTTACCAGTATAGTCTTTTAGTTTTTCTTCAATACGTTTTTTTATATCTTCAAATTCAAATGGATTATTATCTGACTTTGGCATATCTCTAACCATAATAATAACTTGTCCAGTTTTTTCTAATATCTTTTTAAATAATTCTAAATGTCCATCATGGAATGGTTGCCAACGTCCAAGCATCTGTGCTGTTGGTTTAGAGTAGTCTATCATGTATTTCCTTTATTATATTATCATAATTAAAATCAGTTATTTCAAAATCTACTTTTTTAGGTTTTTCAAATACTTTATTTGTATCTTCAAATCTTCCTTTAGCAATAGTATTCATCCAAATCTTTATATCGTAAAAAGATCTATAAGATTCAAATGGACAAACAAAATCTACAACTACATGATTAACTGCAAGATCACACATAGTCATCATCCTATTTGCCTGTCGTCTTCTACCAGTGTCTGTAAAATCCCAATCTTCAAATAGCTTTCTAATATCATCAGCATTAAAATGAGGTATCTTTTTACCTTCTACTAGTTTTTTAGCAAATGTGGTTTTGCCTGATCCTGGTAATCCAAATACTAATACTTTCATATATCTAAATTAGAATATTGTTTTATTATATTGGAAGGTAAATAATCTTCTATATTATATTTGTTTAATTTTATTTTATCTGTTCTTATTCTATGTAATTGTACTTTAAAAATACTGTCATCATAACTAACATTATTTGCGGAAAATTGTTTTAAATTATTTAAATTAAAATTAGTAAAAGAAATTTTTAAAAAATCAAATATTGTCTTAATTTCTTTATTTGGATTTTTTATAAAATTTTTATAATTTATAATAACGTGGTTTTCTTTTTCTTTTATAATGTTTTTTATACTCCATAAATATTTTCCAATTATTCCTTCATCACTCATTAATTGATGACATCTTGTTTCAATATTAATTGGTTTTTCAATTTTTATAAACGATGCAAGACATTCTAAAACTGGTCTATAAAGAATAATAAATTTAGGTTTTTTAATAATTGATTTTAAACATTCTAAATTAAAAGGAGTTCCCCAAGGACCCCTATCAATAATATTATCTACTTTCCAATTTTGATAATAGTTATTAAATACATTTTTTATAATATTATTTAATGATTTTTCATCAGGAAAGTTTTTATATATCTGAATATCTTTAATTAATTGTAATTGATAAATTACATCTGTTAAAATTGTATTAGCAGTTAATTTTACATATTGGGATTGATTTACTATAGAACCCAATAATGTATTACCCGCTCTAGGTAAACTAGTTAAAAAATAAATATTATTCATTTCTAATAAATGAATACTAAATTTTTATATAGTTGTCAAATTCCAAGATTGATTTTCCTCATCCCATGAATAAAACTGATTATTTTCTAATTCTGTTGTTGGCATAGGTATTGGTGCTTCCCAAAGACAAGTATTTTCATTTAATATCCAAGAATTAAAAGGTTTAGGTGAAATAAAAGCATCTCTATTTGAATCATAAGTCATTCCAATACCAGCGTGATTTTTTCTAAAAGGTGTACCACCAGAAGAATGTATTCCTCCACGTGTATTATATGAAGTTTGTTTCCAAACAGCGTTAGGTTCATTGTAAAGTGTTTTTAAAAAATCTATTCCTAGTTGTTCTTGTTCAACTCCATTTAAATCTTTAATTACTTCATTAACTACAGAGACAACTGTTATTACAATATTTTCTGAATTTAATTTTGCAAATGATGCCATTATGTTATGTAACTCCCTGTACCATTAAATTGTAAAATTGTGTTAGCTCCAGATGTAGTTTGTGTAGGAGAGCCAGTTGTATTACCTGTAAATGAAACAGTTGGTATACTTAATATAACAACTCCTTTACCACCTGCTGCACCAGCTGTATCTCTAGAACCACCCCCTCCTCCTCCAGTATTCACTGTTCCTGCAGTACCCCCAGCAGTTGCACCTCCATTTCCACCACCTCCAGACCCTCCTGGTGATTGAGTTGCTGGAACGGCATTTCTAACACCACCACCACCACCTGCATAAGTTACTGATGAACCTGTTATTGAAGAAGCTGTTCCATTTCCACCTGCTCCACCAGCTCCATTATTTACTCCAACTGATCCTACAGCAGAAGCACCACCTCCGCCCCCACCAGCATAGTTAGCACCTGCCGCACCTCCATTATTTCCTTGACTTGGAGCTGTGCTTGGAGTGTTTCCTGCTGCACCAACTGCATTGGCAGAACCCCCTCCTCCTCCAGACCCTCCAGCAACTGAAGCAATATTAGTTAAACCAGGATTAAATCTTGTTGCACCACCTCCTCCACCACCTGCAGAAGTTATAGTTGTTAATCCTGTTCCTGAAATTGAAGAATTTGAACCAGAACCTCCAGCAAGGGCACTTGTTACTCCACCATCTCCACCAGCACCACCATCACCTACTGTGACTGTAATAACTACTTCAGAAGCGACTGTTTGAGTGGATGTTCTAAATCCTCCAGCACCACCACCACCACCAACTCTACCTCCACCTCCTCCTCCACCTGCTACTACTAAAAAGTCTATTGAATAAGATGGTCTTTGTGGCCAAGTACTATTTTTTTTAGCATTGAATTGATCTTGTAATCTCCACACTCCTACTGCTGTAGAAGCGGATGGAGTATTTACTTTACCAATTATACCACCATTACGTTTAGCCATTAATTAACTCCCAATTTAAAATTTCTTCGTTCCAAATATATGTTTTATTAATTGAAGTATCACTTGGCATAGGTATAGGTGCTTCCCAATTACAAGTAGTTTCATTTAATATCCAACTATTAAAAGGTTTTTGAGGTATAAATGCATCTCTATTTGAATCATAAGTCATTCCTATTCCAGCGTGATTTTTTCTAAAAGGTATGCCTCCTAAAGAATGAACTCCCCCAACTGTATTATAAGATGTTTGTTTCCAAATAGCATTTGGTTCATTATATAATGTTTTTAAAAATTCTATACCAATATTTTCTTGTTCTATTCCGTTTGAATCTTTTAATACTTCGTTAACAACAGAGACAACTGTTATTACAATATTGTTTTCTATTTTTGCAAAACTAGCCATTATGCTGTGTAACTCCCTGAACCATTAAATTGCATTATTGTATTACTACCAGATGTTGTAACTGTTGGAGAACCTGTTGTAGTTGCTGAATATCTTGCAGTTGGTACACTTAAAATAACAACACCTTTTCCTCCAGCTTTACCATCTCCTATAGGAGGAGTAAAACCTCCACCCCCTCCACCTCCACCAGTATTTGCTGTTCCTGCTGTTCCTGCAACATTTGGAGCATAAGTTCCACCTCCTCCACCACCACCTAATCCCCCTGCTTTAGCAGGACTTCCCTCTTTACCTCCACCACCACCGCCTGCTCTTGTAACTGAAGAACCTGTTATTGAAGAAGCTGTACCTGCACCTCCAGCACCACCTGTCGTAGTGCCTGTTGAAGCACCACCAGCAGCTCCTGCACCACCTCCGCCTGTACCAAAACCTGAAACTGCAGAACCACCATTATTTCCTTGAGAAGGAGATGTGCTTGGAGTATTTCCAGAACCAAAAATGTCATTTTGATTTGATGCACCTCCACCAGAACCACCATTAACACCATTACCATTAAGTCTTGAACCACCTCCACCACCACCTGCAGATGTAATTGTGCTTAATCCTGAACCTAATATCTCTGAATTATTACCACTAGTCCCTTTTACAGATCCAGAAGTAGAACCACCACCACCATCGCCTACTGTTACTGTAATGACTGTACCGACTGTTACTGATTGTGTTGATGTTCTATATCCACCAGCACCACCACCACCTGCATAATAACCAGCTCCACCACCACCTCCACCAGCTATTACTAAAAAGTCTATTGAATAAGGTTGACCTGGCCAAATGTTTGAAACACGTGCGTTGAATTGATCTTCAAGAGCCCAGACTCCTTTAGCTGATGTTATTGTTGGGGTGTTTAGTATTCCGATTATTCCACCGTTCTCTTTTGCCATAGCAAAAATCTCCCGGTTAACTTATTTCTTCGTAAGCGATAATGCACTCTAAATCAGAGTTAGCGCTTGCGCCACCAATGATTGATTGATTTTCCATTAGATAAAAAGAATTTGTTTTATCTATTAAAGATAAAGTTGCATCGGCTGGTACAGCAATTGTTGCAGCAAGTGCAATAGAAGTTCCCGTTCCGCCGGCATTTGTATTCCAATCAATAGTTACATCTGCAGCGTTTGTTCCGTCTACGTTTGCAACCATGATAGATTCTATTTTAAAAACTTTTCCTGATGCTGCTGCGTTAGCAAGTAATACTGTTGTAAGAGTTGTAGTTAATGCAATACCTGTGGTATTACCGAATATCGAGTTTACTGATACTATATTTGGATTTGCCATATTTTATCTCCTTGTTAATTATTATCCGAAAACTAATGTTAATGCAATAGATTTTCCAGCCGTAATTCCGTTATTCACTTGAAAAGATGGCGTAGAAGTAGTTCCATTTGAGGTTAGTATAAAGCCCGCAGTAGTATTAGTAATACTACCAAAAGCGCCAGAATTATTGAACTGTATTTCTGCATCAGAACCTGCTGGACCAACTGCAGCAATAACTGAAGTTGTAGCTGGATTTACGATTACATAGTTTTTAGAACCTGTTTTAACAGTAACGGTTGTTGAACCGCCTGAAGATATAATAGCTGTTCCACCTGAATTGTTAATGATGACATAATCTTTTTCAATGTTTGGAACTGAAACTGTAACTGTTGTTGCTGATAATGAACCTGATAAAATAATTGTTTTATTTCGTCCAGCTTCATCTGTAAATGTCGTAGAAGTTGCATTTGATGTAAATGCTAATGTCGTATTTCCTGTTAGTGTTATTGTTACAACACCAGAAATCGCATTATCAATTTCTTGTAAATTAACGTTAGTAAGTTCACCCCATGTTCCGGAGTTTTCGCCAGTCGCTTGTAGGTTTAAACCTAAATTACTAAATGTACTTGCCATATTAGATTCTCCATATCACTTTTATTGTTATAATTCAATCCAATTTTGTCCTGTGATTGGATTTATAGCAGACCAGCTTTGACCTGTTGTTGGATTTATAATATTCCAGCCATATATAATAGGGCTTCCTGAACCTACTGTCAATTGATTTGAGGAAGGTATTATTACCTGATCTGTTGAAAGTATTACATTTCCAACCCCTACCGTTACTTGATTTCCTGTAACAAAATATCTTGATTCTATGTTAACAGTGCCTACATTAACCGTTACACTAGAGCCGGTAGCCGTGACTCCTAATCCTAGTGAAATAGTAGGATTACCAACTTGAACATTAACTTGATTACCTATTACATCTACAAAGTTTTTACCACTTATTTCAACATCTCCTACAGATGTGACAACACTTGAACCTGTTGCTTGAATAACTGTTGGTAATTGAATAACAACTTGCCCCGTTCCTATTTGAACGCTTGAACCAGTTACTGTAAATACATCATCTAAACTAAATGAAACAGTTCCAACATTAATATCTAATTCTTCACCAACAACTGCATCTGTTACTGATCCACCAGCAAGAATATTTGGACTTTGAACAAGTAAATTTAATAAATTTGTGGTCGCATCAACATTAGATTTTGCAGTGACAATGGCATCACCAATTGTTAATGTTAAATTATTTCCGGTAACTTCTACAATTGCTTTACCAGCAAATGTAATTGTACCTGTTTCAACTTGTAAATTATTTCCGGTTAAAGCAACTTCTGCTTTACCTACTATAGAAATGGTTCCTGAATTTAATGATAGAGCATCTATTGGAACTGATTGATTCCACGCTCCTTCGCCCCACGTAACTCTGCCCCAACCTTGTGCTACACCGACTTCAACAACTACATCAGTAGTCTGTTGACCCCATTCGCCTTGACTCCATGGATGTATGCCCCAAGTATTATTAGCCATAATTTTTTATGGCGAACTACTACGATATTCTCAAGATTGCGCTTGTTGAATTCGCTGCTGGGAACTGAATAGTAAAGTCGCCGTTCGTTGAAGTTTTATCACCACCGAAATCTAATACTACAACTGCTTTGCTTCCGTTGGATGTATTATAGATTAACGCACACGCTGCAGTAATAGTTGCTGTTGTAAAAGTTACATCGTTAAAATCTACGAATGCAACATTCTGTGCAACCGTTGGTGAAATATTTACAAGAGTTGCTCCTGTAGCAGTATAACCTGTACCTGTTACTTCAACACTTGATCCGATTGTTGCAGCATAAACTGTAGTAGTTGCAGCAGCAAAACCTGAAACGGTATTGTATAAAGCTAATTTAAATGTATCGCCTGTAGAAGCTGTAAAATCGTGAATCGCTTCAAATAATTCTTCTTTAAAACTATCTGGTACTATGTTTGCCATATTAACTCCTTAATTATTATGATGGTGGCGGCGAGTCTACTACAACTCTAGGTTCTCCGTCAACATATTCGTCTCTTCTTCTTCTACCTGTCTGTTCAACACCGAAAGATTCTCTCGCTTGTTGATAAGATTGTTCGTAGACTTGTATCATATCTGCTGGACCTTTCAAGTATTTATATGTCTCTACTAAAGAACCATAAAGAAGTAAATCTTGAGCAAAAGTAGATATATAAGTCGTTGAAGTTGCTGAATTACCAGCAGTTATAGAAGTTCCTTGTGAATAATAAGCAATATTAATTGCATAAGTTGTATTAGGAGTAGGAGCTACAAACCAAGTAGTTTCATTCCAGTTTGCCCAATATCTAGGTTTATCATAATAAGTAGAAGATAATGGAAGATTATTAAATTCTGCCATGTAAGAACTATCTTTTTGTTCTAATGTAGAAAATTCTCCATTTGGAGAAATCATTTCAACATATCTAATATTACGAAGTCCTGATGGTACAGAAATAGTTGTTGTTCCTGCAGTAGTTACTGCTGATGCATATAATCTAAAAGCATCAATATTTAATTCTCTATAAATTCTATTTTCAGTATTTTGTACAATTACAGAAACTGTAGAATCAGATAATCCATTACTATCTACTTCTGTATAATTTCTAATTTGAGTTACTAATTGTGAATACGTTAGTGCCATATTATATTGTCTCCGCTGTCGCCGATCCGCCGCCAATGGTTGTCGTTAAAGAACCAGTTCCTGACGATGCGTTAAAACGATAATTATCTAAATTAACAACTGTTATACTATATCCAGTTGACGTTGTTAAGACTGATTGTTGAAATCCTGAAGAAGTTAAAAAAGCATTCACCACTGTTAAATTTTGAAATCGAACAGTATTACCTGTTATTTTACCATGATTTGGTTGATTCACTTGTATTGTAGAACTACCTGCTGTCACTTCAAAAGCATTATTAGGGAGTGCAACTGCAGAAGGACCAACTGAAGGTTGTCCACCGAAGTTCCCGCTCGCGCTCGCGAGAGTCTGTCCGTTGATTGTATATTGATTAGTATTTAAAACTGTTAATGAAAATCCAAGTGTAGTATTTAACATTGCATTAGTAAATCCATTTACCGCATTTACATTTGTAAATATAATTTTATTTCCTGTCGTTTTTTCATGACCTGGTTCATTAACTAAAATAGTAGAACTACCTGCCGTTGATAGTAATGGATTAAAAGCTAATAGCACAACTGATAATGGCTCTACACGATCTGGTCGTGCGTTGAGCAATCCTTGCGGATCGTTGCCTGGTACTTTCGGTTCTAATTGAGGTTGTTTAGGTTCGTATTCTGTATAATGAACAAATGATCCATTCCACTCGGTTACCATTTCGTCGTACGGGAATCGTTGGCCAGATCTGTCTGATATGGCGTAAGACTTCTTACCTGTAGCAAAAGTTGTCATTATACACCATCTCCATAGAATGTTTTTGGTGATATAAATAATGAAGTTCTTTGTCCATCTTCTTGTAAAGCTCTTTGTAATTCATCTTCATAAACTAACTTTAACATTTCAGTTTTTTCTGGTCGGTAAGTAATACTTAAATAGTAAGCAAGACCAGAAGTTAAACATGGTAAAAATCTAAATACGACATCTGGAGTGTTTGTATATTTTCCAGCATCTTCAATTCTTGCAAGATAATAAAATCTTAATTGATAATTGCTTGGTGTGCTTTGACTAGAAAATCCAGATCCTGGTGTTTGATATAAGAATATACTTGGTTGATATGTTCTTTGAACATAATATTGAGAAGGTGTTCCTTGTGATAATTTATTAGGTAGCGCTGCATATGCAGATCTATCTATTTTAGTTAATGAGGTATCTGTTGGTAATGAAGCATTAGGTGAA